AAGATATGAAGATGATCCAAAATGGGATGGTCCTATTCAGATGAAATATAAAGTAACAAATTTTAGTAAGTAATGAATGCTCATATTTTTGATTTAGATGTCATGATTAGAATTGATAGTGGTGTTTGGATTGTCTCAAAAACAAAACCAAATTCTCCACTAATAAGAATATCACAGTCTGAGTTTAATTTGATAAAAAAAGGAATTTATAAAAAATATAATACTGCATTAAAATTATCAGGAACTAACTATTGGTTTCCAGAAAATCTTTTAAATCAAATAAAAATTAAATGTAAGTCATTTAGAGTAGATATGAATGATTTGGCTTTTTCTATGCAGGAATTTTTAAATCCTGAAGTTATAGATAATTTGAATTCGGATATATTGATACAGAATTTTCAACATTTAAAAAATTCAAATGATGATATTTATGTAATATGTTCTAAAAATTCTGAAAAAAATTATAATAAAATATTAGAAAAGTTACAAAAGAATTTATTTGATTTGGGAATAAAGATAAAAAAATACTATTTTATTTCAGAAACCTTTTATAATAGAGATACTGACTATATTACGCATAAAAAAGTTAGATTACTAATTCAACATCTTATTGGGTTAAAGACTGATGGTGATAAATTTACTGAAAATGAAATTGAAAAATATGATTCAGTATATTTTTACGATGATGATCTTAAATCTATACAGTTATCAAAAGATATTAATAATATGTTTAGATTTATTTTATCAAATACTGATGATGTTATGAAGTCTCGTATAAAAGACGAGTTGAATAATACAGATCATTTACTTTTTGTTAATTTAGTAACTCATAACGGTGTTTGGCCTTTAAATACAACTGAAGTTAAATTAAGTTTGGATAATTTAATAAAAACATTTGAAAGTTTTATAAAAAGATTTTAATCTTTTTTCTTATCCCCATCTTTGGATAACATCGCGTTCTTAATTAGTTCATTTAATTTTCTATTATCCATTATATCACCGTTTCCTGATGTCTTTTCTTGTTCTTCTAAGGCGGCATTTTGAGATTTTATCACTTCGGGGTTTTCAATATCATTTAAACCTAAATCCTTTCTTAAATTTTTATAGAATTTTTCTAATTCAGTTCTTTGACCTGATAAAAATTTTGAATTTTCTCTTATTTGGCCTATTGTTTGGTTTACTACTTCATGCATTCTAGCTGAGTTATCACCATTATCAACCTGTCTTAATTGATTTAAAAAGTTTTTTCTTGTCATTTTTGAAAGAAAAATTGCCTCTGCATAAACCGTGGCATCTTCTTTCATTTTGTTTTTAATATAAGGATGTTCTTTTAATTGTGGAACATCACTTAAATAAAGATCAACTAATGATTCCAATACATCTAATGATTGATTAGAAGAGGATGTTAAATCTGAATCATAATCATATATTTCAATTTCACCTAAATCTGGTAAATCATCTGGTGTTGCTAAATGTTTTGATATATCAAATTCACCACCTTCTGATTGAATTTGGTCAAATTCATCTTGTAATCTATTTCTCTCATTTTCTGACTTAGACATAAGAGTCGGTTTTTTACAATATATATAAAAAAAGTATTCTCTGTTCTATGGCTAATCAACAACAAGAAAAACAAATGATATTTACAACAAAGCTTGTAGATGATGCTACAGACAAAATCAATGATGGTATTGTTATTAAAAGGTATCAAAATCCTTGGTTGAAAAGTGAGGTTGGTCTTAGAAGAGCGGGTGTTACTTTTAGGATGAGTCCTGATGAGCAACAAGAATATGTTAAATGTGCATTGGATATTCATTATTTTGTTGAGAAGTATTGTAAAGTCAAAAGAGAAGATGGTAGTATAGGTAATATTCTATTAAGAGATTATCAAAAAGAAATTCTTGATAATTTTTTTAATAATAGATTTAATATTTTAATGGCTTCTCGTCAGGTAGGTAAAACTATTTCTTCCGCAATTTTTATGTTACATAAGATTTTATTTGATAATGATAAAAACATTATGATAGTTGCTAACAAAGGTGATACTGCGGTGGAGATTGTGGATAAAATTAAATCAATATATTCATTATTGCCTTTTTTCTTAAAGCCAGGGATTAAAACTTGGAATCAAAAATCACTAACATTTGAAAATGGATGTCGTATAAAAACATCAGCAAGAACAAAAACACCTGCTATCGGTTTTACTATTGATGTTCTTTACTTAGATGAGTTTGCTCATATTCCATCTAATATTATTGAGCCTTATTATACGGCAGCTTTTCCAACAACTGCCGCTGTTCAAAATTCAAAGATTATTATAACTTCAACGCCAAATGGTATGAATTTATTTCATAAACTATTAACAGATGCTGAAAGACCACAGGGAGATCCTCAAAAAAACAACTACAAAGCAATGCGTGTTTATTGGTATCAAGTTCCTGGTAGATTTGTAACATATTTAAGATTAAATCCACACAAACTATATGAAAATGGTATAACAAAAGAGCAGCTATTTGATGATATTAGAAAAAAATGGAGCCATGTTACTAAAGTTGAGATGTCTTGGAATACTGATTTGCAAAAAGATGTTATTTATGTTTATAATAATGAAGCTTGTTCATATGATGATGTTAAATCATTTAATGTAATTAATAATAAAGAACATGAAATTTCGATTATTTCATTAGCCGAAGTCACTACTTGGAAGGAAGAAGCTATAAAAGATATTGGTGGTGAAGATGCATTTAATCAGGAGTATGGTCTTAGATTTATAAATGCTAGTAAATCATTACTAAATGAGGCTATTATAAATGATTTAACTAATAATAAAAAGAACTATGTTTGGGAAGAATTATATGAATTTGAAAATAGAGTAAAGTTTAGTTATAAAGATTTAATGTGGATAGATGATGATGATATATTTATGCCTGTTAAAAGAAAAGAGTATAGATTTGTTATTTCAGTTGATATTGCTGAAGGTTTGGGTCAAGATTACTCAATTATAAATATTTTTAAATTAAACAATAAATCAAAAGAACTCATTGAGGTTCAAAAAAATTCTTATAAATCAATTGTTGACTTTTTTAGATTGGAACAAATAGGGATATTTAGAAGTAATGTTGTTTCTGTTAAACAGTTGGCGGAAATGTTATATTTAATAGTATTTGAGTATCTAAATCCTGATAATTGTAAAGTTGTTTTAGAATTAAATAATTATGGAAATACATTATTGGCTGAAATGCCACAAGTTTTTGATGGTAATAATGATTATGGCTCTTCGGTATTTGTTAGATATAAACATCGTTCGGATTCAACAGAAGAAAAAATTGGATTGAAAGTTGGAGAGAATAAAAATTTACTAGTTAAAGATTATCAGGATTTAATGACATCAAAGTGTTTTTATGTAAATAATGAAGATACTATAAGAGAAATTACAACTTTTGTTAAACACACAACAACTGCTGGTAATATTAGATACGCTGCTGATGTGGGACATGATGATACTGTTATGACAATAGTAAATGCAACATCTATATTTCAAAAAAATGAATTTAAAGAGATGTGTGAAGATTATATGTCAAAATTTTTAAATAACTCTATGTCTAATTACATAAATGATTGTTTAAAAAGTGTAGATTTTGTTGAAGGAGTTGACTATGGTCAATTTCTTAAGGTTAGAAGAAAATACATTAATAAAAATAAAGGTGGTAACACCACCAATATTAATTGGTTTGGAACAAAAAATTAAATATTTGCTTCCATTGTAACTAAAAGACCGGAGTTTTGAAGTTTTTCTTTCATTCCTGAAATAGTATCATAATCTCCATATTTCACATCACATTTTCCATTAAAGTGAACGATGTGAGCGCACTGGTTAGCTTGTTCAAATTCATGTCCACAAAATTTCATTAAACAATTTATGACATGATCAAATGTATTCCAATCATCATTGTGTAAATCTAAACGGTATGGTTTAGATAATAGTTCTTCTGCCTTACTTTTAGTTTTCTTTTTTGTAATTGTAGCCATTTTTATATTAGTTTATAGTTATTTTTTGTTTATTAACAACATCAACAATAGTTATTTTAACTGATTGTGCTGCCGCCCATTCTTCAAATCTAGGTAGATGTTCTTGTCTATCATCATACATTACAAAGTGATCACATTCTGTTATTTTAATTAATTTTTCAAATAACTTAGTTTTAAAATCAAAGGTATCACCTCCCCAATTTAGATATATTCCATTTTTACCATTTCCGTCCTGTAACTCATCTGATGATTTTACTACCCAAACCTCATCAAAGGATAAGTTGTGGTTATTTAGAATTTCTTCCACTCTTTTCCTCATTCCTTCAGCCTTTTGGAGTCTTCCTGTGGCTAAAATTTTTAATGAATTAGGATCTTCACAGACTTTTAGATATTCTTTATAAGTCCACTCATTTACAGGAGTGTCAAATATTTCCATATCTAGTGACTGTTGTCTACCCCACCATCCTCTAAATGGCCATGGTGTTCCTGTTTTTTGTTGCCAGATAGACATTCCAGGATCTGGTAACATAGTGTGACACATTGTGTCATCAAAATCAAAAGAATATAGAGTTAAAGACATTACTTATTTATTAAAATATATTTTTGTAAAATTAAAAAAAATTATTGTTATATAAAAATTTAGACAACAATATAATTTTATATATATTAAAAAAATTAAAAGTTTATGAAACTAAATTTAAACACTATAGTTATGATTGCTCCTTTTTTATTTCTTATTTTTCTTTTTTCATTGTGGTATTTTAAAGGAACTGATTATAAAAAAGAATATAAAAAACTGGAGGAACAATATGAAAAAATTCAAAAAACTAGAGACTCTTTAAAAGTTGTTAACCTTAAATTAAAAAATGATTTTGAAATTAGACAAAAAGAAATAAATAAAAGAGATAGTCTAATAAAATTAGTTGAAGATAGACTTTATCGTACAAAATCTGAACTTAAACAAACTAAAAAAGAATTGGCTAATTGGGAATCTGATTACAAAGAAACTAAAAAAAAATTGGATAATTTGAAAAAAAATCCTGTAAAAAGAGAAGGAGATGATTTATTAAATTCTCTGAAAAAAAAATTAAAATAAAAATATGAAGAACTTATTTATAATAGTTTCAATTTTATTTTCAACATTTGCTTTCTCTCAAAAGGACTATCCTAAAATTGAAAAGGACTCTATTGGAAATCAATTTGTAATAATGACATTGGAACAAGCTCAAAAAGTAGATAATGCGTTTGAGTTGCTTCAATTGTTAGAAAAATCCGAAGCACAATGTGATAGTATAAATTTATCTTATATAAAGATAATTGATAATCTTGAAAGACAGATTGTTTTATTAGAATCCGATGTTATGTTAATAAAACAACAAATTTCTGATAAAGATAATCAGATTTTAAATTTACAACAAAGATTGACAAATTGTGAAACAGATGGAAAATTAACAAATGATCAAATATTGGTTAGAGATAATCAAATTAATTTGTTAAAAAATGAAATTTCAACACTTAAAACAAAAAGAAATATAGGTTATGGCGTTGGAATTGGAGGAATTTTGTTAGGAATAGTTTTGATTATATTGACAAATTAAGTGAAAAAAATACACTTTTTTATTATAATATATACATTATAAAAAATCATAATAAAAATATGAAACATATTAGAACATTTGAAAGTTATCGTGTTAGAAAAAACAGAGAAGAGATTATTAAGGAGTCTGTTTTACAAGTAAATGATATCTACAAAGTTAAAACAATGATTGATATACCTCAGTCATTAATAAATGCTTATGTTAAAAAAGTAAAAGATACAACTGGTAAAAATCTACGTCAGTTTTTTGGAGATGTTGATATTGCTGAAGAAATAGTAAAATATATCAACATGAATAATCTTGATGTTGAGAAACTACCAGGTAACGCTCTTATGGGTGGCGCTCAAAGTCAAGTTCAAAGTCAATCACAACCACAAGTTCAAGTTGAGGGAGAAGGCGATGCTCAAACTCAACCACAAGCACACCCACAAGCACAACCAGAGGCACAACCAGAGGCACAACCAGAGGCACAACCAGAGGCACAACCAGAGGCACAACCACAGGCACAACCACAAGCACAGCCAGAGGTTCAACCACAATCTCAAGGTGAGTTTGAAGAACCACAAGGTCAAGCACAAGGTCAGGCACAGGGTCAGGCACAGGGTCAGGCACAGGGTCAAGCACAAGAAGAGGCTCAAGGTCAAGCACAAGAAGAGGAAGAGGGTGAAGAAGAATTACCAGCTTAATCTAATTTATAATATTTAGAACCCATCAGAAATGATGGGTTTTTTATTTTAATATATATCATATGAGATTCCTTAAGACATTTGAGAGTTATAATGAAGATACACTCATAATAGTTGATGTTCAAAAATCATTCAAGAAATACTTCTCGGTGATGTATTTGAATGAGTTGAAAAAGTATTGTAAAAATTTTAATAGCGTCTATCAAATATGGGATAATCATACAGATGGTAAAAATGTAGATAAGGATTATTTATATGATAAAGAACCTGAAATACCAATTCATAAAGATCTTTATCATTTTCCAAATCAAAAAGATTTAATTGAAAAAAGATATAATTATGATGTAGATGCTGATTTTTATAAAAAAATTCTAACAAAAGAAATTTATGAAGAAATTAGTAAAAGAGAAGAAGAAAAATCACTTAAAAAAGGTGATATTTTTTCGACAAATGAAGGCACAATTATTACTTTTATAAATAATAAACATGTTTGGTTTCATTGTCCAAAAAAATTATATCAATTACTAAAAAATCTTAAAGGTAGAGAAGTTGTTATAGTAGGTGGTGCTGATAGTGAGTGTTTAGAAGATGTAGTTACTACGGCTGAGAGTTTAGGTGTAAAAATAAAAAGAAATTATAAATTCATATACACTGCTAGTAGCTGTCCCATTTAGATGACTGATGCAAAAACTTCTAAGTCTCTTACTTGGAAAAGTATTTCCATCCATTCTTGATATCTTGTGGGATCTTCATATATACTTACAGTGAGTGTGTATTCTATATTATCAATTTCTGGAATATAATCAGCTATTTGTGCTCTTATATCTTGTTCTATGCTTTCGGCTGATAATCTAGTCTCGTGTAAGAGTGCTGTCAAATCTGCTCCAAAATTAGGGTCTCCTAATAATTCACCTTTATTTGTAAAAATAATCATTTCATATTTTTGAACAATTATTCTTATTACATCATCTTCAATAAATTTTGATGATTCATATCTTGGGTGTCCTTGGTATCCTATATAAAAGTCTTCAAATTTTGGCATATTTTATATATTATTTTTTAATTCCTACATAATATATCATTAAATTTACCTATTATCGTCATTGCTAATACTATTGGATCTGTATTTGTTTCTAATTTTGATGAGTAATCAGAAATTACATAATTGCATTCAAATAGATTATCTATGTTTTTATTTTCTGAAATTGACCAATCAATGAATGGTTTTCCTAAGAGGTTAATAAGTGAGTCAATCTTATCTGCTCCGAAATTAGACATTAAAAAATTATAAGTATCAATATAATTTAATGATCTATTATAAATAAGATTGTATAATTCGATTTTAACTTTATTATTGATATTTTGATTTTGTTCTTCAGATGAGCCTGTGTTTATGAAGTTTGAGACTTCAACAAGTATAGATCTGAAATCTGGAAATTTTTTATTAATTATATTGACTAGATTTTCCTTTGGTATTGTTTTATTTTCTGATGGCAGTATTGTGTTAATTATTTTCTTTGCAATTTCTTGTTTGAGATATTTTTCTTCTTCTAAATTTACACAATCAAAGTTTATTTGTGGAATTCTACTTTTTATTCCATCAGAAACTTTATTAATATGGTTTGTAGTTATTATAAATCTCACACCTCTTTTAGAGTATGTTTCAATAAATGCTTTAAATGCGTCTTGAAACTCTTGAGATGTTCTATCAAATTCATCTAAAAAAACAAATTTTAAATCAGAATCAGATTCCATCATAGGTGTGAATTTGCAAAAATCTTCAATCTCACTTCTTAGAATATTTATCGAAGTGGATAGTGAGCTGTTTATTTCTAAAAAAGGTTTGTCTTTTGTGTATTTTCCGATTAAAATTCTAGCTAAACTTGTTTTACCTGTTCCATAATTTCCATAAAAGATGAAATTTCCATTTAATTCAACTTCAAAATATTTTCTTATTCTTGGTAATAATATAATTTCTTGTAGTGTCTTTGGTCTCCATTTTTCCCAAAGTAATAGTTTATTTATACTCATAATAAATATATTTAAGTAATCGATATAAGTTTAGAGAGAGTTGTTTTTTTATATATACTGATATGATTGGTCAAAAGTTTAATTTTGAGGATGTCTTTTTTAGAGATTTAACGGTTTGTGTATTAGATACATTGGAAGGACAATTAAAATGGGTAAATAAATTTTCTTCGGGTGATGTTTTTGTAAATGTGCCATTTTATTATTCGCTTTCTGGTGATGAGAGATTTTTACTGGACACGTTTCAGGATGATATAGTTTCTGAGAATCGATATGTTGAGTTAAATACTGATATTATACCTAGAGGGCATATAACAATGAAATCATTTAATATAATGTCTGATGAATTTGCAAATCCAAATGTTTGGTTAAGAATGGTTGTTGAGAATCAAGTTGAAATTAGAAAAGTTTTAGCTAAAGTTAGAGCAGTTCCGATTACTGTTGAATATGAGCTTACTATTCTATTATCAAATGAAATAGATACATTTAAATGCTCTCAAGCAATTATGGATACACTCTGGATTTATAAATTTATG